GGCGTATGCCTGCGAATCTGGGTGTGGCTGCGTCGTGGAATCTTGGTATCAAGGCGACACCGTTTTCGCCTGGGTGGATGATTGTGAATCATGACGTTCAGTTCGGTGAGGGTGCGGTCGAGCAGTTTTTTGCGTCGGCTAGTGAGGACAACATCGTGTTGGGTGGTAAGCCGAACTGGTCGTGTGTGTGGATTGGTTGCAAGGTGGTGGAGCGGATTGGTTTGTTTCATGAAGGGTTTCACCCGGCGTACTTCGAGGACAATGACTTTGAGGTTCGTGCGCAGCGGGCAGGTATCACGGTGGTGCCTTCGACGGCGGCTATCAATCATCGGAACTCGAGCACATTGGCGTCGAGTGAGAAGTTTCGGGATCGGAATGCTTACACGTTTCAGGCGAATCTTGAGAGGTTTCAGGAGCGTGTGGAGCGTCCGTGGGAAGAGCTGGTGGATTGGGATTTGAGGCGTCGTCGTGACTTGGGGTGGGACTGATGGCGGTCTACGACGGTGTCCTCTACAACGGTGAGGATGATGTTCTTGAGTGTCGTCTTTATGAGTTGAGTGGGGTTGTTGACAAGTTCGTCATCATTGAGGGTGACAAGTCGTTCACGGGTTTGCCGCATGAGCGCGGATCGCGTGAGCGTTTCGCGCCGTGGGTTGAGAAGATTCATTGGGTCGATATCGAAACGCCGAGGATGCAAAACGCCTGGCATGTTGAGACTGTGGTTCGGAATCGTTTATTTGACGAGTTCACGGCGATTGGGGTTCAGCCGGGTGATGTAGTGACGGTGTGTGATGCTGACGAGATTTGGGCTCCGTGGATGGTGGAGCATTTCGCTAAAGCTTGGTATTCGGTGATGATGCGACATTTGGTGTTTAGTGTGCATTGGGAGGCTCCGTTGGAGTTGACATGTGTCGGTGGGCCGTTCGGGATGGTCAATGCTTCTGCGGATCAGATGCGGCGGGCTCAACGTCACCAGATGCCGCACCTCATGGGTGGCTGGCATCTGGGTTGGATGGGTGGTCAGAATCGATGTGTCGAGAAGCTGCGACGGTTCAGTCATCAGGAATACAATCAGGGTGACATCGAGGAGTTGATTGCGGTCTGTTTTCGTAACGGTACGTTCATCGAGGGCACCGTGTTGGAGGAGAGGTCTGTGGCTGATGATTGGCCGCGTTGGATTCGTTCGGATTTGCATCCCGAGTCGTGGCGGACGCGGCGATGAAGCCATATGTGATTTGGGCTCCCGATTATCGGAATGTTTCTGGCGGGATTCGGGTTCTGTATCTGTTGGGTCATTTGTTGCGTGAGCGTGGGTTTCGGGCGGAGATGATGATGACGCATGGTCCATTTGTGGCTAATCCTTGGGGTGTGCCTGAGTGTGTGTCGGTGTCGGGCGATGCGATTCACGTCTATCCAGAGATCGTGCAGGGCAATCCGTCTGGGTCGAATCGGGTGGTGTGGTGGCTCTTGAATCATGCGGAGAAAGATGGGTTGCGGTTCGTTTGGCATCCGAACATCGGTTCTGGTTCTGTATTGAATGTGCCGTATTTGGAGGCGGATGTGTTCCGTCCTGGTGATGGGGTTAGGTCGGGTGTGTTGGTGTGGCAGGGCAAAGGGAGTCACTGTTTCGTGCCGGAGGGTGCCAGGTTGATTACGCATCGTTGGCCTGCGACTCGGGAGGAGTTGGCTGAGGTGTTGCGGTCGGCTGAGTATCTGATTTCGTTTGATGCGTACACGGCGTTGATTCATGAGGCGACGATGTGTGGATGTCCGGTGGTCGTGAAGGATGATGGGAACTGGAACTTGGCGAAAACAGCTGATGGGCCGATGCGTATCTATGGTGCGGTTGATGATGAGTCGAAGTTGGATGAGGCTCGAGCGGAGGTGGGGTTGGCGTATCAGGCGTATCTGGATTACATGCCCGAGATGGAGTTGCAACTTGATGTTTTTATCCAAGCCACTCAGGCTCTTGAGTAGGATTGACCCGTCATGGCGACTAACGGCTACGCAACATTGGCAGAGGTGAAGGCAGCTCTACGGATCGGCACAGCCGACACGGTGGATGACACGCTGATTGACAACTGCATCGGTGCCGCATCCCGGCTGATTGACGGCTACTGCAACCGCCAGTTCTGGGCGTATTCGTCCGCAACCACCCGCGTCTATCAAGCCAACAGCGAATACGTCTGCGACATTGACGACGTTTACTCGCTGAACGGTTTCGTGCTCAAGACTTCTACGTTCGCCGACGGCAACTTCGACGTCACCTGGGCGGCCACCGATGTGCAGCTCGAACCATTGAACGGCATCCTTGATGGACTCACCTGGTCATATGACAAGTTGCGTGCTATCGGCGACTACCTGTTCCCGACCGTCAACGCCAACTACGGTGAACAAGCCCTCGTGCAAGTGACAGCCCTGTTCGGTTGGGCGAGCGTCCCGGAGCCGATCAAGCAAGCCTGCATCATCCAGTCGTCGCGCATCTTCAAGCGTTATGATTCGCCACTCGGTGTTGCCGGGTTCGGTGACTTGGGTGCGATTCGCGTGTCTCGATTCCTCGACCCTGACATGGCTCAGTTGGTTGAGCCGTATCGACGCATGCGGATGTTCGCCTAATGCCAGCCACAATCAGCCAAGTCAAAGACGGTCTCAAGACCGCCATCAACACCGTCTCAGGATTACGGGCCTTCGACTATCAACCCGACCAGGTGAACCCACCGTTCGCATTTCCGACACTCGACACCATCACCTACCACCAGACCGGGATGAACAACGGTGGCGTCGTCATGAACTTCACCATCACACTCATCGTGAACCGTGCCGCTGAACGCACCGCACAAGACCAGTTGGATCAATACATGGCGTGGGACGGAACCAAATCGGTTCGCGCCGCCATCGAAGCCGACCGCACCCTCGGCGGCGTATGCGACGACCTCATCGTCACCAATGCGGAGAACCTTACGAACATTGATGCGAACGACACGCTGTATCTTGCTGTCGATTTCAAGGTCACGGTGTACGCTTAGACCATGGCTAAATACCTCGTTTCAGGACCATTCCCCGTGACCGGTGTTCAACCGGGCGGGTTTGTGGACGGAAGTGGAATCGACAATGTAGAGTTGTTGATTGCGGCAGGCATCTTGCAAGTCGTCGAAGAAGTCAAGAAACCCTCAAAGGCCGATAAGGCAGGAGACAAATAATCATGGCAAAGCTGGTCCTCAAAGACGCGAACATCGTGTTCAACGGCACCGACATCTCGGCGAACGTGGCGAGTGTTTCGCTCTCGACCACCGCTGCCGAAGTCGCCACCACCGCATTCGGATCGAGCGCAATCACCCGCGTATCGGGTCTGATTGACAACTCGGTGACGTTCAGCATTCACAACGACTACAACGCCATCGACGGAATCTTCTTCCCACTCGTCGGCTCAACCGCAGTCACTTGCGTCATCAAGCCGAACGGCACCGCTGCCGCTTCATCGGCCAACCCGTCGTACACCTTCTCGGTACTCGTGACCGAGTGGACACCGGTGAACGGTGCGGTCGGCGAACTCGCCACCGCCGACGTTACGTTCCCAATCTCGGGCGCAATCACCAAGGCTGTCTAATCACATCAACCCTTACCTGCGGAGGTAGACAATGAAACTCGGTATCACCGTTCACGGCACCGACGGCAAGAAACGACTCGCAGTCGTCGTCTTCGCCGACTTCGTCAAATACGAAGAAGTACACAACGTATCCATGGCCAAGGTCGAAGCGGAGATGAAAGTCCGTGACCTTGCCTGGTTGGCGTGGCATTGCGAACGCCGCAACAAAGTCACCGCACTCGAGTTCGATGCTTGGCTGGAAACCGTTGAGCAAATCTCGGCGGAAGGTCAAGACGGTATCGTCCCTTTGGAGAGCAGTCAGCCCACTGGTTGATCGCCTATTTGGCGTGCGAGACCGGCATTGCGCCGTCAGTGTTGCTGACTGAATCACCTCGAATGCTTTACACGCTGGTCGCGTATCTGCGTTGGCGCAACGTCAAGATGAATCCGACACCGTACAATCGTTGATATGGCATCTGTTGAGGCAATGGGCCGTGCCGGTCAAGTAAGCATCGCAGCACCAGGCTTGTTCGAGTTCCTTCGTATCGCCTCACAGGCATACCCTGATTTCAACCGCGAGATGCGCAAAGCCGCCGAGGAGGTGGCGCAAGTGGTCGTGGATAGGGCGAAGGTGAATGCGGCAAGTCAACCGAAGCATGGTCCGAATCGTGCCGGGTCGTCGGGTATGTCTCAGGCTCAGGCTGTGGTCGGGAAGTTGCGTGCGAGGCGTGACCGTATCCCGACCATCAAGCTTGATCACAAGGGTGCGTTCGTTTCGGCATCACGCCCGAATCGGAAACGCAAAACGAAAGTCAAGGCTGGTGATGTGTTCTTCGGTGCCGAGTTCGGTGGTCGTCGCCGTAAGACGACGCAACAGTTCTTGCGTCACCGTGGCCGGCAGGGATACTTCTTCTGGGAAGCCGTCCGGGACAACAAGTCGTACATCGCCAAGGCGTACAGCGAGAAGATTGAGCTCGTTCTGAAGAGTCTTGCGGCAGGTGTCGAATAACGCTACGCTGAACCCAGGAGGCCCGCCATGCCTGCAACAACGATGATTCATGCCGTCAAGTTCCGTGACGTCAAATCTGTTCAACCTGAGAAGTTCGCCATCTCGTGGCTCGGCTTGAGCAGCCTGCTTCAGATCAGCGAGGCGACATTTGAGAAGACCGACCGCGCCTTATGGTCGCCAGTCACCTACTTCCATAACACGACCAGAGGGAATCGCAACGTCGAATATGTGACCTGCCTAGTGGTCGACATGGACGGTGAAGCATTCGACCATGCACGGTTGAACGGGTTGGAATATGTCGCCTACACCACCTGGTCGCACACACCTGACGATCAGCACTGGCATCTTGTTCTCCCGCTCGCCTACCCGGTGCCTGCCGACCGCTGGTCGGAAGTGTGGACTCGTCTGCATGAACGCATCAATGTCGTTGGCGACCCGCAGACCAAGGACCCTGCACGCCTGTTCTATCTGCCTCAACACAAACGGTTGACGACACCCGATATCAAGATTGGTTTCGGCGACTTCATCGACCCGCAGCTCGACGAACGGTTCGTTGCCCGCCCGGTCATCCGACGCAACTCTCGCACCTACCAGTCGAAGGCGAAGCACTATTGGCAGGATGAGTCGTGGTGGAATGAGCCGCAGGATTTGTCGCGGTTCGATGGGATGACGAAGCAGCAGATTGCGTCATCGTTGTTGGTGGAGTTCAGGGAACTGCGAAAGACGCTCAATCTGGACTGAGTAGAATCGGTCGTCATGGCCGTCACCCGTGACTTCATTGTCAAGCTCATTGCTGACCCCAAGGACCTGCTCAAAGGTTTCAATGACATCCGAGCGAAGGCTGGCGAATCGTTCGGTGCGGCGAACACGAAACTTCAGGAGTTGGTGCCATCGTTCCAGAAGATTCAGGCGGCGTCGGCTGTCGCGTTCGCTGGTCTGACGGCGGCTGCCGGTGTCGCCATCAAGGCTGCGGTCGATGCCCAGGCTGAACAGAATCGTCTCCGCCAAATCCTGCTCACTACCGGTGGCGCAACCGAGCAGCAGGTCAAGGCACTCATCGACCAGGCGAACGCTCTGGAGAAGGTCGGTGTTGCGTCAGCCGGGAACATCATCACGGCGCAGTCGCAGTTGGCGACGTTCGATCTACAGTTCGAGACGATTCAACGCCTCACCCCGGCAATCACCGACTATGTGATCGCCGAGAAGGGTGCGACCGCGTCGGCTGAGGACTTCAAGTCGATGACGAACGCGCTGGCTCAAGCGTTGCAAGGAAACTTTGCTGCCTTGACGAAGTCGGGTTTCGTGCTCGATGAGACGACGAAAGAGCTCATCAAGAACGGTACCGAGGCGGAGCGTTCCGCTGCCCTGGTCGATGTATTGAACTCGACGTATCAGGGTTTCAATGCGTCGGTTCGGGAGACCGCCGAAGGTCGAATGGTTGCGTTGCGTAACTCATTCAATGCGTTGCGTGAATCAATCGGCATGGCTTTGTTGCCGGCATTCGAGAGCATGCTGAAGGTATTGCAGAACTTCGCTGATTTCTTGGTCAACAACTCTTCACTGATTGTTGGAATCGGCATCGCCCTGGGTGTATTTACTGGAACGATTGTTGCTGCGTCGGTTGCCTTGAAGGTGTATGCGACGGTGGCCGCGATTGCCACGGCGGCGAATACGGCGTTCGGAGTGAGCCTGAGTGCCACAGGTATCGGGGCAATCATCGTGCTGATCGGGTTGCTGATTGCCGGGTTCGTGCAGTTGATGATTCATTCTGAAGGTGCCCGCAACGTGATGAGGTCGCTATTCAACCTCATTATCGCTGGCGTCGAAATGACGGTCAATGCCTTCATCATGTTGGCGAACTCGTTCATTCAGGTGAACAACATCATCAACAGTGGACTGAAGTTCATTGGTATCAATCTGGGTCAGGTTGGGTATCTATCGGAAGTCAACTTCGGCAGGCTCGGTCAATCTGCCGCTGCCGCCGGTGACGCGGTCGTCGTCGTCAACGGTCACTTGGCTGAACTGCAACGCCTGCTGCCAGTGACATCGAGTCTGGTGCCGACGTTGGTGACGGTTGCTGGTGCGCAGGAGGCTGTGGCTACCGCAACCGCGAAGGTTGATGCGTTGCGTAAGAAAGCCAAGACGGAAGGTATTGATGCTGATTCGTTGGCTGCGGCATTGAAGGAGCAGTCGGATGCACAGAAGGTGTTGAACGATCTGCTCGGTGAAACATCCCGCAGGACTACTGCTGTGTCGTCGGCGAACAAGGAAGTGAAGAGTCGCCTCGAGCAATACACGAGTGTGTTGAAGGCGGCGCAGGGTCAGTCGGATAACTATGAGCGTTCGGTACGTCGTTTGCGTGATGCGAAGAAGGGTCTTGAGCGGGCTGATGCTGATTTGTTGGCTGCGCAGGAGGCGTTGACGAAGGCTCAGCAGGCTGGGTCTCCGGAGGAGATTGCTGATGCTGAGCGGGCGTTGGCTGCGGCTGAGCGTCAGGTGACTCGTGGGAAGTTTGCTGGTGAGCAGGCTGCGTTTGCTGTGGCGGATGCTGAACGCAGGCTTGCCGAGATGCGTGAAGATGGCAAATCGTCGGCTCAAGATATTCGCAAGGCTGAAATCGATTTGGAGGAAGCGAAGCTGCGCGTCATCGATACTGAGGATGACCAGATCAAGATGTCTCGTTCGTTGGATGAGGCTCGTCGTCAGTTGCGTATCGCTACGACCGGTTTGATTGAGGGCGATAAGGAGTTGGTGCCGTTGAAGAATGCGGTGACGGCTGCTGAGGAAGCTCAGATTCGTTCCGCTGAGCAATACACGGATGCGTTGAATGAGCAGAAGCAGGCTGCGGAGGAATACAAGATTGCGTTGGATGCGTTGGCTACGGCAATCATCAACTTCCCGAAGATTGCTGCCAATATCGGGCAGGGTGATTTGTTCCCGATTGATGCGGTTCCGACGCCGACAGCAACTCCGGCAGTCACCGGTATGCGCATCATGCCCGACAAGGTGGACATCACCGTCAACTCCAGCATCGTCAATCCGTTGCAGGTTGCACAAGAAATCCAGGATTATCTGGATCAACTTGACCGTTCCTACGGCAACTACAGACCAGTCTGATTCATGGCCAAGACAGCAATCTGGGGACAAACCTACAAAGTCCTCCTCGACACCGGACTACTCCAAAACGCATTCACGCTTGACTCGTCCACACTCAACGGGTCCGACGTACTTGACGGATCAACCGACTTCGCCGACGTAACCGAATACGTCACCAACGTCCAAATCCGACGAGGACGCACCACCCAACTCGACACAATGAACATCGGACAAGCCAGCATCATCCTCGACGACAAAGCCTCAGGCCGCTCCTTCGACCCAGCCAATACCGCCTCCACCTACTTCCAAGGCGGCTACGGCATCGCCCCACGACGCTTCGTCCAAATCTACGGAGGTAGTGCCGGAGACGAACCACTCTTCGTCGGACGAGTCAACGACCTTGACATCGATTACGTCCAACCAGACAACAGTTTCGCCATCATCGCAGCAGTCGACGATCTAGCCACGTTGGCACGAACCAACCTGATTGGCTTCAATCCGTCCAGTGAACTCACCTCGGCTCGCGTGTCAGCCATTCTTGACCGACCAGAAGTCGCCTACTCGACAGCAACCCGCAATATCGCAACCGGTGTCGCCACGGTGGGCACCGTCGCCTACGACGACAACGACAACGTGAAATCAGTAATCGATGCAGTCGTCCTGGCTGAAGACGGACGGTTCTTCATAAATCGTGGTGGCACCGCCGTATTCCAGCCGCGCATCTCATATTCGTTTGACACCGCAGACATCCAGTTCTCCGACAACCCAGCCGGAACGGTCATCGCCTATCAAGGACTGTCCGTCGGCTACGGAGCCGAAACCCTCTACAACCGTGTCCAAATAGGCGTGCAAGGATTCGCAGTCTCCACCGCCGTCGATACGACCTCAAGCAACGAGTTCGGTGTAAGCACACTCAGTCTCAATGACATCCCACTCAACAACCAAACCGCAGGCGACACCCTCGCCAACAACCTTCTCGCCAAATACAAAGACCCGGTCGTCCGCTTCAACGAAATGAGCGTCCTACTGAACGGACTAGACGCAACGAACGCCCAAGCCGTCTCCATCCTCGACATCGGCGACCTCGTAGAAATCACCAAGACCTACACCACCGGATCACCATCCACTGTCACCAAGACGATGTATGTCGAAAGCATCTCCCACGACATCACACCCGGCTCGCATCGCATCCGACTCGGCCTCGGTCAAGCCCAACTTCTCACCCAGTTCATCTTGGACACGAGCGAGCTTGATGATGACACGGTCGGGCTGGGCTAAACTCAACACACTATGGGAGCCGGATTTCGCACATTCGCCAGCGGCGAAGTATTGACCGCAGACAACGTCATGAACTACCTCATGAAACAAATGGTGATGGTGTTCGCCGGAACCGCCGAACGCGGCTCAGCGATACCTTCACCCGAAACAGGGATGGTTGCATACTCGACGGCCACCGGTCTCGAGGTCTACAACGGAACCGCCTGGGTTAGTATTTAGCGTCATGGGTTCTGGCTTCCGCACATTCCAGTCAGGCGAGGTTTTGACCGCCGACAATGTTCAGAACTATTTGATGGATCAAGCCGTCATGGTGTTCTCCGGTACGGCTGCACGTAGCTCCGCACTTCCTTCACCCGAGACCGGCATGACCGCCTACTCGACCGCGACAGGTTTGCAAGTGTTCGATGGTTCTGATTGGGTTGATGTTGGTGGTGCGGGATACGGTGTGGCCACTGGCGGCAGCAGTTCGAGTATTACGGTTGGCGGTGAAAGCTACACGCTTCTCACCTTTTCATCGGATGACAACCTCGTCGTTTCTAAAGATGGGCTTTTTGATGTCATGCTGGTTGGCGGCGGCGGCGGTGGCGGCGGTTGCGACCCTTCAGCCGCGTCGTGTGGTGCTGGTGCTGGTGCGCTCGTAGGGTACGCAGCGACGACCACTGTTTATTTGGCGGCGGGAACATACGCAGTAGATGTGGGTGCTGGTGGTGCTGGCGGTGCTGCAAGTTCTTTGGGGTCGTCGGGTGAGGAAAGCGCGATTGGTTCGGTTATTAGTGCGGCTGGCGGTGGTCGTGGCGGTTCTGGCACAGCAGACCGCACGACGGGTAGCGGCGGCGGCAGCGGCGGCGGCTCACTCATTTCAACTGCCAACGCAAGAGGCGAAAGCGTCAATGAACTGTTCGGCAATGACGGCGGCACAGGTAACTACTTCAACGGCGGCGGCGGCGGCGGCGGCTACGCATCGGCTGGTGGCAACGGTTCAAGTACCGTAGGCGGCTCAGGCGGCAACGGTCAAGACATTTCATCGTGGACAGGCGGAGGTGGCGCAGACAATGTTGCGGCTGGCGGCGGCGGCGGCGGAACGGTGACAGGCGGTTCGGCAGGTACAGGTGGAGTGGCCGGCAAGACGAGCGGCACCGGCAACAGCGCCACGACCGCAGGTTCGGGCGGCGGCGGTACTGCCAATAACGCGGCAGGCGGCAACGGTGCAGCAGGCAAAGTATGGGTGAGGTTCAAGGTATGAGCGAACCAACAACATTCGCCAAAGTTGAGAACGATATCGTCACAGATATTCATGTTGTGACTTGGGATTTTCTAACAGCAAACCCTGAGCGTTATGGCGATTCGTCACTGTGGATTGAATGCTTCCGTGACGGCTCTGGTCGCGGCTACTGCGGTATCGGCTGGACATATGACGCTGAAACCGATAAGTTCATCGCACCACCACATCTGGAGGTTGAAGAATGATGTTTATCGAAGAACGCCACAAGCAGGCCGCATTGTCGTACCTCCGTTCAGCGGTTGCCGCGGTGGTTGCGGTGATGGCCACGCTCGACTACACGACCGAGGATTTGGCGAAGGCGTTTGTTGCTGCGTTGATTCCACCTGTGTTGCGTTGGATCAACCCGAACGACCCGGCGTTCGGACGTGGCTCCGAAGCGTAAATACACCGGCACGAGTGACGGCGTAGCGTCAGGGAAACGCGCCGGAACTGAGGAGTTCGTCAAACAAGTTCATCGTCTGACCGATGGTGCGCTTTGGAACAACGGCACCTGGGTCGTAAGACCCATGATGGGAAAGACGTCGCTATCTGTTCATGCGACTGGTCGAGCGATGGATTTGTCGTACCGCAAGATTGGTGCGAAAGGGAAATCGAACGGACGTGAACACGCACAGAAACTGATTCGGTTTCTCGTGGCGAACAACGAAGAGCTCGGTGTCGAGATGATTCTTGACTACTTCCCGTCACCGCATGGTCGCGGCTGGCGATGCGACAGGCAGTCGTGGACGAGGTACAGCAAGGCGACGATTACCGGGGCACCGGGCGGGGATTGGATTCATGTCGAAATCTCACCGACGATGGCGGATTCACCACAGACGGTGAAGGCAGTTTTTGCTAGATTGAATCAGATTTGATATGGACATGGCCACAGCAAGCGTCGTCGTCGCCGCAATCACGGCGGTCGGGGCGATCATCGTGGCGTTCGTGCAGAAATCCCGTAAGGAGAACCATACCGACCATGCGATGGTCATGAACGCGGTGGATCGACTATCCCACACAATGGACAGAGTCGAGGGTAAGGTTGATTCGCATATCGATTGGCACCTAAAGGAGGCTGCTCATGGGAGAACTGTTCGACGCAATAAAGTTGGAGGCCGCAAAGCGTCCTAACATCGCAAAGATGGAGGACAGACTTGCCGCACATCTCGGCAAGGAGGGTTGGAAAGACTTCGAGAAAGCCTGCCTCGATGCCTCGTTCACAACGTCAGCGATCTGGCGTGTCATCAAAGGCAACGGGTTCGATATCGGCTATTCGGCAATCCAAAGGATTCGTGCCGACGTTCAGAAGCGTGCCATCTCATGAACGCATTTGAGCATCAGCGAGAGATTGATGAACTTCAGCGACTCCTCAAGAAAGCCCAACAAGAGGCGGCGGCGAACAAGCGTCGAACCGACGACCTCGTCGAAGCGGTCTACCGGGCGGCGTATGAGGCGGCTCGGGCATCTGGGCGAGGATTGGCAGTCAAGCGGCCTGCGGTGGATAAGCGACGAAAGAAAGCCGAAGTCGCCCTAATACATGCCACCGACTGGCAGCTCGGCAAACGCACAGCGACCTACAACATCAAGACGTTGGCGAAACGGATGGAAGTGTTCGCCGACAAGGTCGTAGAAATCACCCGCATCCAACGCCAAGACCACCCGGTCAAGGAAGCCGTACTCATGTTCGGTGGCGACATGGTCGAAGGTGTCGGAATCTACGAATCACAGGTCTACGAAATCGAGGCATACCTGTTCGAGCAGCTCTTTGAGTGTTCACGCATCATGGAGAAACTCGTCCGTGACGTGGCATCAGAGTTCGAGCAGGTGCGTGTGGTATGCGAGTTCGGCAACCATGGACGCATCGGCAAATACGGCACCATGCCAAAAGGCGACAATGTCGACCGCATGGCCTACCGGATCGTCCAGGACAGAACCAAGGACATCGGACACGTCACCTGGCAATCATCCGACAACTGGTATCAACATTTCGCCATCGGCAACTATCGCGTGCTACTCGTGCACGGCGACGAAGTCCGAACCTACTCCGGCACACCACTGTTCGGAATCATCAAACGGGTCTCGGCATGGGCCGCAGGAATCGTCCCAGCGTTCGACGATTGCTACATGGGACACTGGCACAACCCGATCTCGGCAACCATCGGCAACGGCAACCGTTGCTTCATCACTGGCAGCCCGGAGGACTCAAATGCCTACGCTGCCGAACATCTGGCTGCCCAAGCCCGACCCAGCCAACGCCTCCACTTCATCGACCCCGAGAAGGGTCGCGTCACCGGGGAGTACGTCGTATGGCTCGACTAGCAGACTTCGGAGCCCTCGCCATCGTCACATGGCACGACACCTTCAGCGACGAAAACGGCTGGCTACTCATCGAAGACATCGCCAAGAAACCCGCAATCGTCCACTCGGTTGGCTGGCTCATCCCTACCCCAGAAGGCGGCAACCCCGACCACATCACCCTCTATCAAACCCGCATCGAAGACACCGACCAGGTGGATTCGGTGGTGCATATTCCGATCGGTATGGTCGTCGGAGTCAAACTTCTCAACAAGTGACCGAACCCCGCTAGGGTTCAACTTAGACATCACAAGGAGGTGTCCACTATGCTGAGTGACGGTCAGTCCTCTGCCTCGGCGGGCGTCAGGAGTCGACGACCCCGCACAGTTTCCTCCTTGGCTGTGCGGTTATTCATAGAAAGGCACCACCCGATGAGAATCCTCACGGTCGCAGCCATCATCACCCTGGCAGGCATCCTCGGCCTACTCCCAGCCCACGCCGCCACAGCCCCACAGAGCCCTCCTGTGAGCGTTCAGGCGTCTCCTACCCCAAGTCTGCCCAAACAGCCCTCAGAACGCACGAGAACGCGTGTGGAGCCCACTCTGGCGCAACGCCAAACCCCAGCCGGTCAATCCTGCCCCGGCTGGCTCGACATCGCCTATCAAGTCGGCTGGCCACAAGAGCAGCTCCCGATGGTCGCGGCAATCATCTACTTCGAGTCCCGTTGCATCGCCGACATCAAGGGCGACAAGGGCAAATCGTTCAGCCTGATGCAGATTCATACCCCGTCATGGTGCCGACCGAACCGCTACTGGCCGACCGGGTGGCTACAGGCTCAAGGCATCCTCACCCACTGCAACGAACTCATGGACCCTGCCACCAACCTGCGGGCAGGGCTCGCCATCTGGCAATACGGCGGCTGGCGTCAATGGACGACCATGCGACTGGCATCCACCACCTTGGGTCACTGATGCCCTAAGGTCGAACCCGACCCACAAGGAGGGCACATGAAACCATTCATGAAACCAAGAGAGAAACAAATCATGCTCGCCATATTCAC